CGCGCTCAGAACACAGGACGGACACCGCAAATCAAAGCGGTATGGGCAGCACACGAGAAGTACCTCAACGAACTCATGCACAAGCTGGCGAACATCCCGGCACAGCCTATCACCAAGAAATAAAAGAAGAAGGGGCGGCCTCGCGGCCGCCCCTTCCTTATGTGTAGATCTTGTATCTACGAACGAGCTGGTAATGCCTGCGACGCGCTCGAATCATCATCAATAAGCTCATGAGCGCCAATGATACGCTCAGGATCAACAGTAACAAACACGCCAGAGTTATCATCCCACTCTCCGTGATAGACCAGAGAATAATCGGCAGCATGACGTAGAAACCGTTTCGGGTCATTCGCAGCCTCACCAAACGAGCGAATAGCCTCACCACGAGACCTCGCATAGAACGGCGGCAGAAACGCCCCGGCGATCTTGTCGAACACCGAGAACACCATCATTTTCATAACTTCCGCTCCTTTTTTTCTGCGGCAATTTCCGCCAAACGGCGCTTAACGGCCAGCCGCGCAGGAGTATTATCAGACTTATTCAAGACAGACAAGCGCTTCCGCTTACGCTTATTAATGCACACCGCACACTTACAGGACAACTTACCATCCACGGACTTATCCGTGCACGTCACATGAGACCGCTTAGCTCGCAGATCATAATAATGAGGAGGACGCACCTCGCGACCATTGATAATAACGCTATCATGATCCAGAACTTCATACCCGTACTTATCGAAATAGGGCGCACCAATCCCCGGATTCCGCGACATAGTAGCAAACTCAGGAACACGCTCACCGGTAACACAACCATCCATATCCACAATGGTATAGTGCTCAAACGCCTTATCACCGGTAACCTTTTTCAGCGCATACTTAGCGCAGTAGACTGCACTGTCGAAAGTAACTTCTCCAACTGTACAAAAACCGAGGGGTCGTCCATCCGTCGACCACAAATCTGACAATTCACTCGACGTGTAAAGGGGTTCGCCCCTTTTATTATTGGAATAGAACACCAAATCTCGAAACCCACAGTTGAACAACAACGCATGGTAATGCGGACGCTTGTTATCCTCACCGTATTCTCCGCCAATAAAGTAACGTATCGGGTTTTGCGCATTTGCCCTCCTACGCCAACGGAGCTTTTTCATAAACAATTGCAGATCACGCACACACAACGAACCATCAGGCGGCAGAAACTCATCATTATACGTAAGCGTAACATAAGACGAATGCGGCCACATCCGCTTCTCATGCAGACAACGAATACCCCATTGACGAGCCTTTTCCATTTTACAATTGATACACTTCTGACAAGGGATCGAAATCGGGGATCGCGTGATCGCGTTACGAGGGGGCCTGTCACCACGCTGAACTATCGTGACAAGCCCGCCTGTAACTCTATAGCCATCAAGCGGGCTTGTACACGTCATAGGCGGATTCCTCCGCGCATTGGCACCCGCGACGGCATATTACGTCGGTGAGTGTATTTCGCATGATGCGAAAAGTTCCGGCGAGACCCGGAACGGCTCATTGCATGGCGCTTCACTTTAATCACCTCCTTTCAGACTGACATACTGTCAGTCAACACACTTACATCAAGTGGAAAGTGTGTTACGGCGCTTTAGGAGCGCCTGTAGGAGCCGCCGGCTGGTCTACGACCTTCACCTCGAGCGGCTCCGGCTTGGCTTTTTCGGCCGGCGCAAGGCCCCAGGTACGCATCTGGGGCAGATTCTCCGGATCGGCAGCGAACTCGGCAAACGAGAACGGGTCGTTCGCGAACTCACGACGCACATCAGCAGGGAGCGACATAAACTCACGCTCCGCAGTAAACATATACGCATGGTAGGACATCAGATCAGACGGCAACGCCGTATAGTCCATGAACACCATATCGCGGGGATCAACCTTACCCGGCGGCAGACCGCCGGGACCAGCACCAACATGACCTTCGTAACGCTTCATGAGCGTATTAAGATCAGCATCCTCGGCAAACTCTTGCCGAGTCATCGAAGGACCAACAGTGCGGAAAGACGCATCAACACCATTGGTTTTGTAAAAATCGTTTCCCGCTTGCGGAAACGTAGGACCGTTCTTCATGGCCACCTCCTATCGAGCAGCCACCTTGCTCGCGATGCAGAAGATATCAAGTCTGAGAGTGGCGCCAGACCTTTAGAAGCCTTATCACCGGCGAATCCGCCGATATCGAGAGTATTACGGAGCCAGTCAGGAATTTGCTCCAAACTTTTAGCAGAACGACCCTGTTGAGAATAAACAGGATACAACGCGGCAAGCTGTTCAGCTTCATTACGCGTTTTGACAGTGGACGCCCGGATCGATTCGGGCTTCTCGCCTTCAGTCCTCGTTTCAGCGGCAATTTTCAGCCGCTCCGTTTGCAGGTTCGCGATTTCATCGCTCATTTTTTCAACCTGCTTAACATTTATAGCGGACTGGAGACCACGAGACACAGCATCACCAAGACCAGCGAGCGGAGACGCTCGCTGAGAAGTAGGCACCGTGGGAGTAGACGTAGACGCCGTCGCGGTTCCGGGCATCGACCCCGATGGGCTCGATGCCGCAGAACCGCTTCCGAACATCATCATAGGATTTAGACCAGCAGCGCGCATATCAGCGGAAGCCCGCTGATATGCGCTATTACTCATCGTGGTTTGATACGCACGTTGAATCTCGGCTTGATCGGCGCTGAATGTACGGCTCTTTTCAGCTTCAGCAGCGTTAAACGCTTCGCTATTTTGCTGCATTTGCTGTTGAGCCTGAATTTGAGCGCCTGAATTTTGCGCCGAGGTTTCAGAACTAAACACACTACCGATGAGATTAGCACCACCAGCGATTAAACCCATAGTAATCGGGTCCATATTACACTCCATATTGGCGATGTGCTTCGCACCCGCGCTCTATTCGCTTCGCTCACCGAGCCGCTTCGCGTCTCGGCCCTCCGGGTAACGATCGCTATCGCTAAGACAAGTAAGAGGCTAACCGAGGCGGGAAATTTCTACGAAATTTCCCTTGACCTAGACGGTCGCCCTCCGGGCAGGGCGCTACGCGCGCGCGACTTAAGATCAGAATCTGTCGATATTCCCAGGCACACCATAAACAGGCATAGGACGTGCACAGAACAGATTGAAAGCCACATCCAACAGAAATTGTGGCTGAGAAGGAACCGCAACGATCCGGTTAACAGGGGGCGTATCCTGAATGAACGACGAGTTCAATGCAGGCAGCGCGGCAAAGTTTTGCGCGAGATGCCAACTATCCAGAGTAGTGGCGAACGTAGAACGGAATTGACCAGTAATAATAGACGGCTTGTATCGATACTCCGCATAACGCTCTTGATAACCGAAAACAGCCGTATCTTGAGCACCAGTACCGACCATATAGATTTCTTGATTGAGAACAGCTTGCTCGCCGATATGAGCGAGCGCAGGCCAGTAATAATCGAAACGCGTTTGACGCGTCCACATTTTGTTCATGCCTTGCTGATAGTTCAGATCGGCGCGAACATGAATAAGACCGAGTAAGAGACAGTGTTCAGTGAATGACTTCGTAAATCCGTAACCGTTATGAGAGAACGTACCCATAGCAGCAAGATTCCCTTGCGGAGTACTGGTTCCGGTCGCACCAGTAGCCATCGTTTGGGCAATGGGATTTGTATTGATTGGAGCAGAACCGCCTCCCAAATATTCAGGGCGCTGTAACCGAGCATCGGGCGACACCACACCGAAGTGGGATTGGATAAGTTCGGTATACCGCGTTCCACCACGAGCGTCCCTCTCATAGATTTTCTGAATTTGGAAAGCTTGACGCAGAGAGTTAATAGTCGCCGCCGTAGCGGTCGACAGATCGGCATACAAGTTAGCCGGATAGAGTTGAGCGTTCACGACGCCAGCAGTAGCAGTTTGGCCGATACCGGAAGTAGAACCAGCAGCACCAGTAGCCAGTGAGACTGAAGGTCCAGGAGCAGCACCACCAGTCGTAAGCATCTGCAGACCTGCCTGAGTACCAGTGTAAAGCTGGGAGGCAGAGGTTTTCACGATTGCAGAGGTACCAAGTGGGATCGAGACAGCGACACCCTTCTGAGGCCACGGCAGAGCCGAAGTGAAATAGTCATGGCGCTTACCGCGCCGAAGAAGAACATAATTATTGATATTATCAGGACCATCACCGAGGTCCACAGTGACCGAATTTTGCAAATTCTGGTCACGAAACCACTGATTCCAGATCAGATTGTAAGCACGATGGTGCAAAGAATTATAAGTAATATTACCCGCAAGGACGGGAGCCGTACCGTCAACGGGGAGGCCCATATAGTCAGACAGCGAACCAGAAACAGGCTTGTGGGCAGTGAACTGCGGCACAAGGAAAGATGTAGAATCAGCAGGGTTCGCTTGCTCACCAAAGAAATTCACGAAGTGAGACCAAACCAGACGGTACGGAACAGCGAAGAAGAACACATCCGCAAACATGTTATCCATGAACGGATGCAGAGGAGTAGACAGACGCGCAAAGGTAGTACAGCGCAGATTGAACGTATCACCCGGCAAAGCCTCATCACAGTAAATAGGCACTAGAAAACCACTATCGAATGTGGTCTTATAACCATGCGAACGGTCGAAACGAGACCGGGGAATCTCCGCACGCGGAACCTGCGAGAACTGATGACGCATCGTGGATTTCATCATAACCTCCATAGGAGCACCAATGCCCCAGGTTGAACTAACGGACGCAGAACTAGTCGAGATCGCCAACGCACTTGATCTATACGCACGATCAGCGAAACGCGCTCAGAACACAGG